CATATTATAATGAGTCTTTTAATGATCCAAAAGCTTTAGAGTGGTGGAGATCACTTGGTTATACGCAGACAAAGTTCACCGGTGACATGTATGACATGAGATCGGAGGAACCTAGTTGGATGAATGAGTTTCGTGAGTATCTGCCATGGAAACACTTTTCTTGGTGTGTATACAAGATGGTACCGGGATGTGCGCTTCCTAAACACAGTGACCTCTATGCTAGATTTAGAGAGCTATATGGTATAGAGGATCCTACTAAAATACGAAGAGCCGTCGTATTTCTAGACGATTGGCAAAGTGGTCATTACTTTGATGTTGACGATAATCCAATCTTACAGTGGGGTGCTGGAGAAGGTGTAATCTGGGAGTATGACGTACCTCACTGCGCTGCTAACGTCGGAGTGACGAATCGTTATACTCTACAGATTACCGGAGTAGTTGAGTAAATACCTATGATGTATAAATAGTAGTACTACAGATTATAACAACGGTACTACTACGATATGATACCAAACTCAAGACAGTCTCTTATAGACTATTGCCTTCGTAACCTCGGTGCTCCCGTCCTTGAGATAAACGTAGACGAGGATCAGATCGAGGATCGTGTCGATGAGGCGATTCAGTTCTATCGTGAGTATCACTCTGATGGAATTTATCGTGACTTTTTTAAGCACGAGTTGACTCAGGACGACGTCGATAATCAATTCATCTCGATTCCCGACGAGATTCTGACAGTCGTACGAGTTCTGCCGTTTACCTTTGAGAACTCGTCGGTGAACATGTTTGATGCGCGATATCAAATGTCACTCAACGATATGTACAACCTCGGGTTCTCGGGCAACCTTGCAAACTACGTACATGTTCAGAAGTACATCAATACCGTCGATCTTATGATCAATGGTACGCCACAGGTCGAGTTTGCACGTCATCAGAATCGTTTGTACTTAAACATCGAACTCGAGCGTTATCTTAACGTCGGCGAGTATCTCGTCGTTGAAGCTTATCGTATTATCGACCCCGACGAGAGTACAAACGTCTATAACGATCTATTCTTAAAGCGCTATCTTACTGCCTTGCTAAAACGTAACTGGGGTACTAACCTTAAAAAGTTTGAGGGTATGGAGCTGCCGGGTGGTGTTACTCTTAACGGGCAGCAGTTATTCGATGAGGCAACCGAAGAGATACGACAGATAGAAGAAGAGATGCAGCTGAAGTATGAATTTCCGATCGACTTTCATATCGGATAGTAGGTGAGTTTGTAATGCCTACAAATGTATTCTTTTCTCCGGCGGTTCAATCTGAGCAGCTTCTCTATGAGGATCTTATTATTGAGGGCCTTCGTACGTATGGCCAAGATGTACTATACATACCTCGTACTGAAGTAAGTAACGACGAGATACTGAACGAGGAGTACTCTCGATTTAGAGATGCATACGCGGTCGAGATGTATATCGCAGACACTCAAGGGTTTGAGGGAGAAGGCACTCTCTTATCCAAGTTTGGTCTTGAGATTCGAGATCAGGCAACCTTTATTGTAGCAAGACGACGGTTTCAGCAGTTAGTTGAGATTGATGTTAATTCACTCGAGGATGAACGCCCAAGAGAGGGTGATCTAGTTTATCTTCCGTTAGCGAATTCTCTTTTCGAGATCAAGTTCGTCGAGCACGAGAAACCATTCTATCGTCTCAGTGATCTTCCAATATACGAGTTACGTTGTGAACTCTACGAGTCAGGATCCGAGCAACTCGACACTGGATTCGGTAACGTCGATCAGTTCGAGCGCGATCATGCGTCTCGCACAGTCCTATCGATTAGCGGTGGATCGGATGGGTTTGAACCCGGTACCGAAGTCTTTCAATTCATACAGGACGAAACGTCGGATCAAGAACTTATCGTGGTGTTCGGCGAAGTTGCCGACTTTGTTGAGACACAAGAAGCAGATTCTGGTCAAGAACGCGAGGCCGATCTCTCACTCGTCGGTGTGTCATCCACGGACGGTGAGTTACGATCCTTTGATCCGTCACTCGGTAACATCTTCTTAATTGATGATGAGATAGACACAGGATGGTCGGTACTTAAGGAATACAGTCTCAGCGATGTTGCGAATAAGTATATAGATAACGATAAGTTCGCGGACAATACACAGTACGAGATCGATGCTGATCAGATTCTTGACTTTAGCCAGGAAAATCCATTCGGCGATCCAAGGTTAAATAACTGAGTATGTTTGCTAATCACTTCTATAACGAGCACACTCGTCGAGCCGTTTCAGTCTTTGGCACGCTGTTCAATAACATAACAGTCGTTAAGCGTGACGGATCCGGTAATGCACTGCAGCAGATAAAGGTTCCGCTCTCGTACGGTCCACGTGAAAAGTTTCTTGCGCGTATTCGTCAGGAGCAGAATCTGAGTGATCCACGTTTGGCGATTAAGTTGCCTCGCATGTCGTTTGAGATTACCGGGCTGGAGTACGATGAGTCGACACGTCTGACTCGTGGAACCAAACTTAATGTTCCAGGAACATCGTCGACGTCGAGAAGAACTATGTTCTACCCGTCGACGTACAACCTATCCTTTCAACTCAGCATCATGTCGAAACATACGGACGATGCGTTGCAGATACTCGAGCAGATCATACCGTTCTTTCAACCCGAGTACTCGGTGACCGTGAACGAGGTCGATAATAACTTCAAGTCAGACATGCCGTTCGTTCTTACGAGTGTAAGCCTAGAGGACGACTACGAGGGTGAGTTCGAGTCCCGCCGTTCTCTGGTCTATACACTTGATTTCGACACACGTATTAAATACTACGGTCCGTTAACAGAGTCGGGATCGATCATTCGTCAGACACAAACGAATCTATCAGACTACGATATGACTGCTTCTGGTCTACCGTACGCGTCTCAGGTCGTAACGATATCACCGACCGATGCAAACGAGGACGAGAACTTTACGATTAATGTATCCTTTGATTCACGAACGCCGGAGCAGATCGAGCTTTTCTTTGACAGTGTTACGAGCGGTCCGTTCACAACGTCCGAGTCAGTCATTGGTACAACGTCTGGAACGACGGCCGTTATAACTGAAGAAAGATCCGATTCACTGCTCGTCTCTGTGCCGGACGGTTTATTTGAGGTCGGAGAGACCGTGACCGGTCAAACGTCCGGTGCAAGCTTTACGGTTACTGACATTAATTCAATATGGAATACACTATGAGTGACGAGAACGAAGTACAGGACGACTACGACTACGCTCGGGCTCGATACTACAGTCTGACAGAAAAGGGTGACGAGGCGATCGATCTTATGCTCGATCTTGCGAGAGAATCGGAGCATCCACGTGCATTTGAAGTATTGTCGACTATGCTTAAGCAGAACGCCGAGATAGCCGATCGTCTTATGGAGTTACAGAAGAAAAAGAAAGAGGTACGTCTAACGGACAATCCTCAGCTGCCGAACTCCATGACGCAGAACAATGTGTACGTCGGCTCGACCACTGAACTGCAGCGTATGCTTCATGATCGAATCGATGAAAAAAGAACCATAGACCAAGACGGCAGCGACGACGAAGATAGCGAGGACTAGTATGTCTGAGCAGAGGCTTCAGAATCAATCACATCTGTCGTATCTTGGCAATGCAAACATCAAACGAGATGGTGTCGAGCAGGAGTGGACACAGGATGAGATCAACGAGTACGCTAAGTGCTTAAAGGATCCAGTCTACTTCGCAAAGAACTACATTAAGGTCATCTCACTCGATGGTGGTCTGGTTCCGTTTGATCTATATCCCTATCAACAGGATATGTTCTCGCACTTTAACCAGAACCGATTCTCTATCGTACTTGCGTGTCGACAGTCTGGTAAGTCCGTGTCATCGGTGGTGTATCTACTCTGGTACGCGATCTTTCATCCTGAGAAGACCATCGCAATTCTTGCGAACAAGGGCTCGACCGCTAAAGAGATGTTGGCGCGTGTCACACTGTCACTAGAGAATCTGCCGTTCTTTCTTCAGCCGGGCTGTAAGACACTGAATAAAACGTCGGTCGAGTTCTCGAACAACTCTCGAATCATTTCTGCATCAACATCATCGTCTTCCATTCGAGGCATGTCGGTCAACCTTCTGTTCCTTGATGAGTTCGCACTGGTCCAAAACGATGCGGAGTTCTACACATCAACTTATCCCGTCATATCGGCGGGTAAGAGCACAAAGATCATCATTACCTCAACGGCTAAGGGTATTGGTAACGTCTTTCATAAGCTCTGGGAAGGTGCGGTTCAGGGTACAAATAACTTTAAGCCGTTTCGTATCGACTGGTGGGACGTGCCCGGTCGTGACGAGAATTGGAAACTAGAGACGATTGCCAACAGCTCTGAGCTTGAGTTTAACCAGGAGTTTGGAAACGACTTTCTTGGGTCGGGCAACACGCTAGTCTCTGCCGACAAGCTACTGAAGCTACACGCAAAGAATCCAATATATCAGCAGGACAACGTCCGAGTCTACGAGCGGCCGAATCCGGATGCGGAATACATGATGTTTGTCGATGTTGGCAAGGGACGAGGAAAGGACTACTCAACCTTTAATATCATTGACATCTCTGCAAGACCGTTTCGCCAGGTTGCCGTATTCCAGGACAATAACATCTCACCGTTGCTATTTCCTGATGTCATATATAAGTACGCAAAGACCTATAACGAAGCGTATGTTCTTATAGAGAACAACGACCAGGGTGCGGTTGTCTGTAATGGACTATTCTATGACATCGAGTATGAGAACGTGTTTGTTGAGTCTGCGGTAAAGTCTAACTCAATCGGTGTGTTCATGGATCGTAAGGTCAAGCGAATTGGCACGTCAACGATAAAGGATCTTATCGAGCAGGATCAGATCATCATCTGCGATTCCGCTACGATCGTTGAGTTAACAACATTTGTCGCTCATGGTTCGTCTTACGGAGCATCAAACGGTAATCATGATGACTTGGTTATGAACCTCGTACTCTTTGGTTGGTTCTCGACAACCAATATGTTCGCCGAACAGACTGATGTCGACATTAAGAAAATGCTGTACGAAGAACAGATGAAACTGATCGAAGACGATATGTTACCGTTCGGTGAGATCGATAACGGTCTTGATCAGAATGTCGAGATCATTGACGGTGACGTCTGGACTCGTACCGATGATCCATATTTCGGTACATTTTCCTGAGAAATCAAGTTATTTATAAATACTATCAATGAAGACAATCGTATTATGTTTCAACTTATAAGTTTCAATGAATAAAGAGGAATAAGCACATGGCTTTTCAGGTCTCTCCAGGCGTAGAAGTCAAAGAGATCGATCTTACCAGCGTGGTTCCGGCAGTTTCGACTTCCATCGGTGCAATCGCAGGCGCTTTTGCCTGGGGTCCCGTTGAAGAGATCGTTCAGGTCGGTTCAGAAAATCAGTTGGTAGAACGTTTCTTTGAACCCAACGACACAACATTCAAATACTTTATGCCGGCCGCGCAGTTCTTGCAGTACTCGAACGATCTGCGAGTCGTGCGTACGGCTAACACCGGTCAGTTTAATGCCGTTGCCACACCGGATTCAAACGGTAACTCAAGCACGCTCGTGAAGAACGAGGAAAACTTTGAGTCACAGACATTTAGTGCCGGTGACGAGTATATCGCTAAGTATCCCGGCGAACTCGGTGATTCGATCTCCGTGTTTGTCGCTACAAATAAAGCGGCGTTCGATACATCAACTTTCGAACCATACGCCGGTCTTTTTGACTTTGCTCCTTCAACCACTGATTTTGCCGAAGAAAGAAATCTTGAGAACGATGAGCTTCATATCGTCGTTGTCGACGAGGGTGGACTTATTACAGGTACTCCTGGTGAGGTTCTTGAGGTCTTTTCTGGTCTATCACAGGCGGGAGACGCCAAGAAATCCGATGGTACTTCGAACTACTACGTCGAAGTAATTAACAATCAGTCTGAATACGTTTGGGCCGGATTTGAGGATACAACACTTCCTGAGTCGGGTGTAAAGAGTACAGAGACTGCTCTGCTAACTGCAACATCGACGGGGTTTGAGTATACAACAACTAATGCTGTCATTAGTTACGATCTTTCTGGCGGAAGCGACGGTTCGTCTCTCGATCCTTCGGTTGGTGAACTACAGACAGCATACGATCTGTTTAACGACGCCGAGACTGTTGACGTGAATCTGATCATCGGCGTTCCTGTATCTGACGCAGACGATGTTACGCTTGCAAATAACCTTATTGCGATCGCAGAGAATCGTCGTGATGTGGTTGTATTTGCTTCTCCTGCGATCTCACGTACCGTAAACAACGTTAGTGCCGCCACCGACGTTATTGAGTGGGCGGATCAGGTTACGTCAAGTTCCTTTGCGGTACTCGATTCCGGTGCGGAATACGTATTCGATAAGTTTAACGATACGTTCCGATTCATTAACGCGGCCGGTGATGTCGCTGGTCTCTGTGCCTTTACCGATAATGTTCAGGATCCCTGGTTCTCACCTGCAGGATTCAATCGTGGGCAGGTTCGTGGAGTCACCAAACTTGCGTTCAATCCGCGTAAGAACGAGCGTGATTCACTCTACAAGGCTCGAGTCAATCCGATCGTTTCGTTCCCTGGTCAGGGTACGGTGCTATTCGGCGATAAGACCGCACTGGCACGTCCTTCGGCGTTCGATCGTATTAACGTTCGTCGTTTGTTCATTGCTCTTGAGAAAGCAATCGCAACTGCGGCTAAGTTCCAGCTGTTCGAGCTGAACGACGAGTTCACACGAGCTCAGTTCCGCAATCTCGTCGAGCCGTTCCTTCGTGACGTACAGGGTCGACGTGGTATCACGGACTTTGCCGTTATCTGCGATGATACGAACAACACACCGCAGGTTATCGACACAAACCGATTCGTTGCTGACATTTTTGTACAGCCGGCTCGTTCCATTAACTTTATCACATTGAACTTCATCGCCACACGTACCGGTGTTGAGTTCAGTGAGATTGCCGGTCAGTAAGGAGTAAACAGAGATGGCAATTCTTGGAGTAGACGACTTTAAGTCTAAACTGGTTGGAGGCGGCGCACGTTCCAATCTGTTCAAGGCTACGGTCAATTATCCTGGGTACGCCGCAGGTGATGTTGAGCTGACATCGTTCATGTGTAAGTCGGCGCAGATGCCGGCCTCCACGATCGAAGCGATCACGGTACCTTTCCGTGGTCGTCAGCTACAGATCGCTGGTGATCGTACCTTCGAACCCTGGACCATTACAATCATCAATGACACTGACTTCGCGATTCGTAACGCATTCGAGCGTTGGATGAACGGAATCAACGGTCATTCTGAAAATACTGGTCTGACAAATCCGACGGACTATAAGGCGGATCTGATCATCGAGCAACTCGATAAGTCTGGTGTTGCGGTTAAGCGCTACGATTTCCGTGGTACTTTCCCTACATCGGTCAGTGCGATCGACGTTTCGTACGATACGGAAAACGAGATCGAAGAGTTCGAGGTCGAGCTTCAGGTCGACTACTGGGAGTCGGGAACGACTTCCTAGGGCTATAATAAATAGTTGAGAAGGACTGACGGGGGAGGCCTCTCCCCCGAAGGTCTTATTTTTGTAACTGGAGTAAAGAATGGCTGAAAACGACGAACAAGGGTTTTCTCTGTTTGGCTTTGAGGTTAAGCGTAAATCTCAGAGCGATAAAGAGGACGCAAATAAACTATCGTTTGTCGCTCCGACTGCGGAGGACGGCACCGGGCAGGTAATCAATGCCGGTGGCTACTACGGTTCGTACGTTGATATGGACGGTGGAGCAAATTCGTCCGACACCGATCTTATTTACAAATACCGAGATCTGGCACAGAACTCTGAGTGCGATGCGGCCGTTGAGGATATCGTGAACGAGGCAATCGTATCCGACGACTCGACCGCACCGGTTCAGATCAATCTCGACGATCTGGAAGAAGACACAGTTTCTGACAAGATCAAGGATGTGATATACGAGGAGTTTGCACACGTCGTAGAACTTTTGGACTTTAACTTTCGTGGACACGATATCTTTCGTCGGTGGTATATCGACGGTAAGATCTACTACCATAAGATTGTCGATCCTAAGAATCCTAAGAAGGGTATTCTTGAGGTTCGATACATCGACCCGACCAAGATGCGTAAGGTACGCGAGGTCAAAGAGGAGTACGATGAGAAGACTCGCACCAAGATGGTGAAGGGAGTCAACGAGTACTTTGTCTATCAGAATCAGACACTCACACAGATGTCTCAGGGTCTTAAGATCTCGCCGGATGCGGTTACATATGTAACCTCTGGTGTTACAGACTCTTCACGCAAACGAGTTCTTTCGTACCTACACAAGGCACTGAAACCAGTCAATCAGTTACGGATGATGGAGGACTCACTGGTCATCTATCGTCTGTCACGTGCTCCGGAACGTCGTAT